TACTACAAGTACTACTACAACTACTACTACAACTACTACTACTACAACCAGTACTACAACCAGTACTACAACCAGTACTACAACTACTACAACTATTGCTGTTCCTGTTTATGTTCCGCCGGTAGTAACTACTACTGTTTATGTTCCGCCAGTTGTTGTTGTTATTCCACCTGTTGATACTGGGACAACCAGTACGACCGTCGTTCCTGTCGTCGTGATTCTGCCAGTCGATACCACATTGCCAACACAGACAGAAGAAGAACCTGAGACAGAATCCACAACGGTGACGCTTCCTGTAGGAACATTACCCGAAATTGAATTGCCAACAGTGACCATTCCAGAAGACGAGGTATCAACAGTAACAACTTTGCCACTAATAGTAATAGAGCCAACAGAACCTGAAACGGTAGTAGTAATAATTCCACCAGATGATTATACCGTCGTCGATGTAGAAGAAAACGAGCCAATTACAACAGCAATACTAGATAACATTCTTGAAAATACATTTACGACCGGCGTTGAAGTCGCTGTTGAGGAAGTTGGCGCCGTTCTTGAAACTCTGTTGGGAGCAGAACTTACCAATACTCAACTTAACAATGTTTTGGAAGCCGTGTTCACCGAAGATGTTTCGGCAGATGTATTCACCGAAGCACTAACAACAATGCTAGATGCAGACCTCACTGGCGAACAATTGAATAAAGTTTTAGGTTCCGCTTTCTCTAAAGATACTTCTGCTGAAAATATGGTTTCGGCTTTGGACTCAATCCTTGATGGTCCAATCAGTTCGGGCGATTTGACAAAAGTTATGAACGCCGTGTTTGACGAAGATATTTCTGTTGAGGACACTAAAGAGGTACTTGGTTCGCTTCTTGAACAAAATCTGAGCAAATCGGAAACTGAAGCAATTTTTGACAGCGTGTTTGACAAAGACATTTCTGATAAAGAAACCATTGACCTTATCGTGGATGTATTGAAAGACGGTCTTACTACGGAGAATTTGGGCGCTGCTCTTGGTGCAGTCTTTGACGAAAAAGTAAGCACTGAGGTTTTGGTTGAAACCTTTACTGCAGTATTGGGCAATGAGTTGAACAAAGAATCAATCGCTGTCATCGTGGATGTGTTGGAATCAAAAACAATTACTCAAGAACAAGTAGCGCAAGTTGTCACATTAGTAATTCAACAAGAAGGTGGTATTCCTAATGACCAAGCAACGGAACTGGCAACGAGCCCCAAAGTGCTTGAAAGCATTAACGGTGAACAAGCGACCGAAGTGTTCGCCGCAGTCGTTGTTGCCGAGGTCTCGCAAGAAACGGGTGCTGAAATTTCCGAAGCCCTCGCTGAAGCACCAGTAGAAGTCAAAGAATCTTTTGAAGAAGAGATAAATGTTTTTGCTGGCGTGTTCGATACTTATACCGCACTCGGTTCTTCTATAGATGTTGGTACGAGAAGAAGTGTAATTGCTGTAAACTTGGTTACCAGTACGGTGGCACTTGCTTCTGCTGCTGGTGGAATACCAACTCCTGGGTCAAATTCTGGACCTTCTGCGCCGAGACAAGATGTTGCGGCAAGAAGAGAAGAAGAAGAAACAGAAGAGGGTGGAGCAATCGAAGGCGAAGGCCCAGATTGGATTAAACAAATATCTATTTACAAATATGAAAATGGAGCAAAAGTTATGGACTGGAAGAATTTCACCAAAAAGTTTATTTATGGGGTCATGGGTTCTGGTTTCACTCTTGCCGGAGCAGTGGTGATGTACTTTACTCTTTCTGGCCTCACTCAACAAATAGCACTATGGGGAACCACTATTGCTTTTGCCTGCGCTATGTATTTACATATGAAAGAACCAGAAAACTAAACATTTAGGTACGACTTTTATTGTACAATCTGAGTACGGTAATTAAAGTACTTTCCTTTACTTCAAGGACTAAAAAATGTCAAAAAAAGTTGCGTGGGACTACATTGTTCCTATCGTTATGCCTAAAGACCTAAAAGGAGTCACCCCTGGAAAACTACCCGAATCTCTACTTAGACCAATCCCAGGCGGAGGAAAACTCCACCACAGAGCAGCAGACGCATGGAACGCAATGGTTGCCAAAGCCAAAGCCGACAGGATTGAACTCAAACCTACGTCATCGGGTGACCTCTATCGCTCTTACGACTCGCAACTGGCGGGTTTTAAACAGCGCTATGTATTGGCACCGATTGTCGGAACAAGCACAAAAAGTTTTGAAGGAAAAACCTGGTACCTAAAGAAGGGTATGGCGATGCTCGCCACCCCCGGTAGGTCCAATCATAATTTAGGGATTGCTGTTGATGTGTCATCAGCAGGAGAACCAAAAAGACTTAATTGGCTAATTGCAAACGTTAAGGATTTTGGATTTTCTTGGGAAGTGGTTCCAAGCGAACCATGGCATTTACGCCTAGTCACTGGCGATAACCCGACACCAGCAGTCGTCGCATTTACTAGTGGTGCAGCCGCACACCAAAGTGCGCCAATAGTTAATCTTGCCATAGCATCCCCGGTTGCTGCGCACAAAGACGGCAACAAAGCCCTTCAACAAGCGCTTAAGGATAAGGGTTTTTACAAAGGTGCAGTTGACGGCGATATCGGACCAAAGACTCAAGAAGCCTTGAAGGCTTTTAAATTAGAAAATCGACTTAACGCGGACTTTGTAGTTGGCCCTAAGGTAAAAGAACTCTTGGGTCTGAAGTGAGTAAGTACGTCTCTGTTGATGCTGAGGTTTCTCGTAAAGTTGTGGCGATACATAACGAAGGATTTTTGTCATCACTAACCATAGAAGACACTCCGGTAAAAACCCCTAAAAAAAAATCAAAGAAAAAAAAGTAGTTTCAAACCATGCTTTTTTCCGACCTGCTCATAACCCCTGCCGAAGAAATGACAAGTTGGCAAAATCTTTTTGTTGCCGTACTCCCCGTATTGGGTTTGGTAGCAGTTGCTTACCTACAGTTTGTATATAAAGCAGGCAAAAAACGCGGCGAAGACGCCATAGAAGCAAACGAAATGTTTATGAATCAGTGGGTTCAAAACAAGGAAGACCATAATTTTGTAGTAGAACAAATAAGCACTTTAGGTAAAACCCTAGGACGTTCAATCGACAGGGTTGAATCAACCGTCAAACTAAATGCAGACCTTGTTGTAAAAATTGACGAAAAACTTGACACACATATCCGTGACCACGCCGTCGGGAATTTCGTTAATAAGAAAAATTAAAACATTTCTTGACAAGAAAGTTTTTGATTTTTAAATAAATGCTAATATATAGTTGACGTTGTCATATGCGCCTAGACTGACGTAAGTTGAATTTCATACAAAGTCGATATTTGTTTTATAAATCTAACCGGGAGTTGTTAAGTGTCCGAAAAACTAATGACTTGGCACGATGATGGCCATATTATTAAATTATGGATAAACAAAAACGAACTTGAAATTACCGAGATAATTTGTCCAAACCAAGACATAGGAGCATGTGTTGACCCAGTACATGGTTGCTTGGTTCAACATTTTGTCAATCGTTTTGGTATGGAGTGCAACGCCGGGTCGTGTAGCGCAATAGACACCATGGATATATGTTGGACACTAATTGGTGACAATAGAATTATTGAAGAGTGTCAATTATGGTTTATGCCTAAAACCGACGAAGTGTTTGCGGCTTGGCTTGTTAGTATTTTTAATTAATTTTAGATTCTGACCTGTGGTCTTTTTGAGCAATTTTAAATAGGTAACTTTTCCCAGTTTCGGTTATTTCTATAAACCCCTTTACGTACGGCTTAGCAAGCCCGGACCTAACCAAAATGTCAAAAGACCTACTGATGTCCGACGGTCTAACTTTCCCAACACTAAAATTACGAAAATTATCAACCGAAACTGGTTTATTCTTCATTTTTAAATAACACAGAACCACATAGGTTGATGAACCATATTTTACCGGAAGTCTATATTTTTTTTTACCTACCGTCATCTATTTAACCCTATCAAAATATTTCTTCGTTTCCAATAATTGTTTTTGGGCTTGGATTAAGTAGGTTTATTGCTTGAAGAAGGTGTTGTATATCAGGGTGTTTTATGATGTTTTCTGATGAACATTTATAGATATTTTTGCGGTTGACTTTTGTCTTTGTAATTAAACCCACCTGTATTAAGGCCCTCACGGTTTTATCAATCATTGTTTCGCTTAAATTGAGATAAATCGATAATGCTCGTTGGGTCATTGAATTATCTTCAATAATTGCGCAGAGAACTCGTCCGGGTGTCGAGAGAAGACTGACTGTCCCATCGTTGTGGTAACGCAAGAACTTCTGTTTATCAAGAGTTGTTAAGATATTGGCGATTAAATCATTATTGCCATCAACACCCGTGGTCTCACTAAGTGCGTCTTTGAGGTCTTTGATTCTGTTATCCATAGTGGTTGTTGACACAGCCTATCACTTATGTACTAGTATGTCTAAACATCGGAACATCTATTCAACAGGGGGTCAAAATGAATGACATCAGTGTTATTAAGCCCAAAAACAAAGAACTCAATAGTCTACGAGCAAAATTTGGCCTTCTTAAGGCTGGAGTGCAAGAAGGAAATTGCTTTGTTTGTAACATGGCACAAAAAATGGATGACGAGACCCGGGCAAGTTTTATTGATGTTTTTTTCTCAAAAGTGACTCAAATGTCTATTGTGGAGGCTTTGTCTTCAGAAGGTTTTATGATTAGCAAAACCACACTAGGAGACGCACGCCGTAAATGTTTTAACGACGAGAAGAAAAATACGTGTGGTTTGAAATGACGAGTAAAAAAATTAATAAAATAACTGAGTTGGCTAATAAAAATAAAAAAACCCTGAATAAAGACCAACTACTTAAAGACATCACAGAACTGCTTATTAATAAGGATATTGACCCTAAAAATATTGGTCAGATTAAAAAAATTAGTTATATAAAGTCAATATTTAAAGACGAAGACGGTACAGAAGGGAAAATTTCCATCCAACTAGCCCCATCGTGGGATGATGGGCCAGAATGGCCAATTGTTGATAGAGGGCCATCAATACAACTACCAAAGTCAACAACAAAACCAAAACTCAATAACGACTTTGAGACATGTGTTATTGTGCCTGATATACAAATTGGTTTTTATAGAAACGAAGCCGGGAAATTAGAGCCAACACATGACGAAAAGGCTTTAGATATTACTCTTGTGGTAATTAGAGAACATGACCCAAAACTAATTGTGTGTGTTGGGGATAATTTAGATTTACCCGAAATGGGCAAGTATTTAACATACCCTGCTTACGCACAAACAACTCAAGCATCGATTGATAGAGCCGCGTTATTTTGTGCTCAAATGAGAGCAGCGGCACCAAACGCTAAAATTGTTTGGCTTGCAGGAAACCACGAAGAAAGAATGCCCAAGTATTTATTGGTTAATGCTGGTGCGGCATACGGCTTGAGAAAAGGAAATACGCCTAAATCATGGCCAGTCCTTTCAATCCCGTATTTGTGCAGAATGGACGAATACGGTGTTGAGTATCGACCCGGATATCCATCGTCTGATGTTTGGATTAATAAAAAACTACGTGTTATACACGGGGACAAGGTTCGGTCAAATGGTTCGACCGCCCACATGTATCTTGACTCAGAAAAAACTTCTGTAATTTTTGGACATATACACAGAATTGAACAAGCGTTTAAGACTAGAGAAGATTATGAGGGCTCTCGTACAATTATGGCTGCAAGTCCTGGTTGTTTGGCAAGAATTGATGGTGCTATACCTTCGACAAAACAAGGTGTTGATTTAGATGGTCGGCCATTAATCAGATATGAAAATTGGCAACAGGGTCTTGCGATTGTTAAATATGAAGAAAAAGGTAAACATCGTTTCTCATATGAGAACATTGCAATCTACGACGGATGGGCAATGTATAACGGCAAGGAATATACGGCTCTTGGATGACAACAATCATTGGGATTCAAGGAGATGGATTTGCTGTAGTTTGCGCTGATTCTCAAGTTTCTGACGTTTCGTCAGACGGCGCGGTAACTCAAATAGTTACTTTAAGAGAATCATCAGGCAAGTTAGCCATTAATGGTCGTTACGTCTTAGGAGCGGCAGGAGATGTAAGGGCAATCAATATCCTTCATTACGCTTTTACTCCGCCTGCTGCGCCGCCAAATCTAAAGGGTAAAAAACTAGACCAGTTCATCACTGTTAAGTTCATACCGGCACTAAGAGAATGTTTTGAACTTCAAGGTTATGCAGCGCCCCAAAATGAACAATCAGAACATTTAGCCGAGCAGGGGTCATCAGTAATCGTAGTTGTCAATGGAGTTATCTATACGGTAGAAAGTGATTACTCTTGGTTTTCGGACTCGGCGGGAATTTACGCTTTGGGTACTGGAGCACAATATGCAATGGGTGCCCTACATGCTTTGACCCATAAGATAAAAGACTTAAATATAAACATAGCAAAACAGCATGCGCTTAAGGCCCTGGCGGCGGCGGCAAAGTTTGACCCTTATACGGGGGCTCCATATCATACTTACGTACAAGAGGGAGACAAAGTAGCGGAAGCAACTAAGTCTCAAATTCAACGTCGAACCATTAAAAAAATTAGTAAATAAAAATATGGCAAAAAGAAAACCCCAACCAGTCAAAGTACGAGCAATACACATCAACGAGTGGGTTGGAGACGCTGCTTGCAAGGGGAAGACTTATCTAATGTTCCCCAAAGAACATAAGGACATTACATACATTGCGAAGGCTAGGGCGATGTGTAAGGGATGTACGGTAAGGAAACATTGTTTAGAGTATGCATTAGAGTTTCCACCTGCCGATATGCATGGTGTTTGGGCTGGGTTGACATCAAGACAATTAGCAGCAGAGCAAAGAAAAAGAAATGTTAAACCTTCAAGGCCAACTTTGGCCCAAATGTGGAACGACTAATTACCTCACACAAAGGTAAATTGCGAAATCATCTTCTTTGAAGTGTTCAGTTAATTCAGCAACAGTCTCATCGTAATCAAGACCACCAATACCAGTTCCGATTGCTGGGATAGCGATGGACGTATGGCCGCGTTTCTTAGCCATTTCTATTGCGGATGTTAAAGACTCTTTAATAAACTCAATACGAGCATCTGCGCCAGGATTGATTTGGGTGACAAGGTGATAGATAACAGGGTTGTTTGCTTTTACCTCTTCAATAGCCATACCACCGGTAAGGATAGTTAAATGATGCGTCTTGTTAATTTCGCATAGTTCCTGATATCCATCGCATTGTTCAGAGAAGTCTCTTGCAATGATTCCAGCAAAGCCGCCCATTACTCCAAGGGTATTAACCCCATGAGCAATAGCCTCTGAGTTACCTTCGTTTATGAAGTCGAAAATATCTGTATTTGTTTTAATATGTAGCATTAGCCAATCCTAATGTTGCATGTTTCACAAAACTCCATACCGGACATAATGACTGGAACCATTTTACATTTAGGCTTACCACAAGGCATTAAGAGAGTTTGTCCACTTAAATAGGCTTTTAATAAATCTTCTGGTGTATTTTTGGCGAACTGAGAACTTCCGGGCAAAGGGATGCCGTCTTTAGAACGGATATATGTCCAGACAGCATAAAGAATAAGTTGATTAACTGAGATATTCTCAGCAGCGGCCGCATCAATAATTTGGTTCTTTTGAGCGCCAGACAAACGAATACTTAGGTTGTAATCCCTATCTAAGTAATCAACTCGTTGGGGAGGCGCGCCCATATTATCCATTACGTTCTATAAGAGATGCTATGTATTCAGTAAGAGTCATACCATAAGCCTGAGAGTCAGTAATAAGTTTTAATTTAATATGGCTTGGCAATATAAGAGTCAATGAAGACGTAGGACCTTCTGGATTCTTGGGGGGTCGTCCTACGTTTTTACGCATATTGATAGGTTAATCCCAATCAAGCCAGTATTAGCGCATAAAGGGGAAGATGAGGCAATAAAAATACAGGCACTAAATTGGGGTAATCTTTTAACCCTGCTTAGGTTTCATGAGTGCGTTCAGGACTTGATGGCTCCATGATTGTTCTGAGAAGTTCTTGCTCTTGTTTGTGTTGATATTAATTTGAACTATACGACCCGTAGCCTTATGACATGCAGTGGCCTTTTGGACACTAGTACCACCGAAAGTTTGAACATAGACAAACCAACCAGCCGCAGCCCAACATTGTTCTGGCGATGAATATGGTTCGTAAGTTTCCATTAACATAATTACTCCTTTGAGGTGGGTTTACTACTTGTTGAGTCAGCATACTGCTTAAGTTGATGGAAAGGCAAGAAATCAAAGATACTTTAAAAAGGCAAAAAGTTCTGCGCCTGCGTGCTTTTTTTAGTCCGTCCCATAATTTTGTAGTTGAAATTGGCGCAATTTGGAGTCATATACGGATTCAAACTGTTTACGGTCATACTGTGCGCTTAGGTTGCCTGCGCCTTTGCCTAATGCTTTCATAGTTGCTACAAGAACTGGGTGGGGAGAATAGTCACTGGAAGCCCCGTTATTGACAGCAGCCATAATCCCTACGTAGGCTGCCCATGCTTCTTGAGCATTGGGTGGTTGGACAATTTTATTTAGGTAATTTAATACCCCTATTCTAATTTCCCAAACTTTTGGTAGGTATAAAGATTGCATACATAAATTTGGTAAAACTTTTTCGCAAGTGGGTAGGTCAAACGTTTCTAAGTATGGTTTCCAGGCACGGCAGACATCTGCCATATCCTTGGGAACCAAGATACGGTCATACGACGCATACACCAGTTTGACAAAAGATTGAAGTTCTTCGTTAGTCATCCACCACCGTCCATGTATCCAGCGAAACGCTCTATGTGTTCATTGTCCCTAAAGATTAATTCTATTGAGTTATACACCTTACCTTGCTTATTGCGCCCCATGTGATAATGACTGTTAGAGCATCCGTCTATTGCCTGCTTACAGTAGTCCATCCTATAATCGTAAATGGCAATCGCCAATAATTGCCGCCGCGTATCGTTCATTAAAGGTTTTCGAGCAGACTCCGACTTAAGTACCAGTATCCAATAGTCAAACAATTCAGTAACTTCTTCTAAAGTTACGAGAGACAGTTTCTGTCTTCTGTCTCTTGCCTGTCTATCTCGTTCCTGTTTGGTGAACTTATTACTCATTAGCGGCTAGTGTATACATACATCCATCCCTTTCCACCACCGTATGGCCTTGAGGTATATTACGTTTGGTCCGGGGCTCACTTGCCGATGGTTTTAACAATAACTGGGGGGTTTAGAAAGTTTTGAAGGGGGTTTGGGGGAAACTTTGCCAAAGTTTTAAATTTGGACAACGCTCTGCCATTCCCATAATTTGGGTCAAATTCGTATTCTGTTCGTTCCTTCGGCCTGAAGTATATAAACCCCGTATTCCCTTTAGTTGCAGAAGATGGGGCTATTAAAAATAGACTGTAGCATATAATTTATCTCCGGTCGGTGATTTTGTAAAAAAGTTATACTTTTTTTAAGAGTTACGCGGCCGGCCAGGCTGCGTCTAGTACTCTGGCATAGACGCAGTAATCTTTTCCCCTTTAGGTTGCTGTGGTTATAATGGGTTGAGAGTACTCGTAAGGTAATAGTTTCTTCGGTGGTTGGTTCTTTACGAGACTCTCCCTATTACAGGGTGACACTAAGGCATTGGTGTTGTTCGGTTACTTTTATTCTAGAGATTAGAATCAGGCAGCGCCATTTTATTAATCTTTTGAAAGATGTCTGGGACAAACGACATTAGCCATTCATCAAACGCGACATTTTTTTCATCATTCGTCAAGTATTTTTCATTAATTTGTTCCGACTTTGTATAAATTAATTCTGTTGCAAATGCTACGTAGTACTTATTAGTATCAAACGTCGGGAATATCTCGGGGCTACCACTGTCCACTAAGGCAGTCGCTGGGACGTGTACACATATGATGTATCTACCACTGTCCCTATCTTGGGCACCACCAATCACTGAAGACCCATCTTCTTCTAGTTCTGTGGCTATATCTCTCATAAATTCAGGAGAAGGCTTCATGGTTTTGTCTTGTTTACGCATATTTTTGGCCATAGTGATAACTATACCTCATAGCCATTTCCTTTCCACCACCGTGATGCCTTGGGCGAAAAATAAAAGACTTGTTCAAAAACTTTTTAAAAAAGATTTGCTATTATCTTGACCATGGACAACATCACGCGCTTCAAGATAGCAATTAAGGGTTTGGAAATTTATACAGTTCGCGAAGGACATTGCCGTGTTCCCGCGGTTTTTGTTGAGCGCGTTGATGGTAATGAAGTTCCACTTGGCGCTTGGGTCGGATACATGCGCCAGCGGTACCGAAAGAATGAACTGAGCCCCGAACGTATTGCATGTCTGGAACAAATTCTGGATTGGCAGTGGGGACCATTGAGCCCTGGCCCATCGACGAATCAAAACAGAAACTTGAAGATTCTTGAACTCCGGGAGAGTGGCGAATCGCTGCGCGCGATTGCAGATGTTTTTGAACTTTCTCGTCAACGTGTTCATCAAATTGTTCAGAATAAGGAGCAATAAGATGCCGACCGATAATTTCCCGCCACCACCATTAGACCTGAATGAGCAGGGGAAGTTGCTTAAGGCTGGGGTTATAACGTTCTGTTTTACATGTGTCATTTATTCATTAGCCTTGTACTTGTTCTTATGGATAAGTCGAGAGTTGAGTATTGTTGATTTAGATTTAAATTGGCAAAAGATTTCATTATTTGTTTGGGTTCTCCAGGCTACCAGGATTTGGGACCGAACGTTTATGCGAACCACTCCATAACTATTTCCTTTCCACCACCGTGATGAGTTTCGACCGGTGAAGTATTAAAAAAAAACTAATTTTTTTTCATTTTTTTAAATAACGCGCGCATGGCTACAACAACCACGAAGAGCCATGCGCAACGACCTTTAGACTTTAACATAGTTTATTAGACTCTCTCCGCTGACAGAACTTCATCCAGTTTTCTATATCGGTTGAGGCAAGCCCTTGAGCCCCGCACCACTTAAGATACTTTCTAACTATGCGCATGTTGACAGGGTATCCATTAACGCTATGCTCTGTTTTTTTCGTAAACACTTAATCCTTCTTTCCCGCACTAGGACGTGCAATGTTAATCTGTTGGAGTTTTTCAATCCCGCCAACCTTTTTAATGACTTCGTTGAAGTAAACAGGCCAACGTTTAGTTACTGTCTGTCGTTTGTGTAAACGGGTTAATGCATCAACCGCATCTTCAGCATTCTCAACAAGTAGAACCTTGCTCTTTATGGATTCTTTAATACATGCCATAGAAAGCCTGTCGTTAAATCCTCCTCGGGCAACACACACACCTCCGTCAGTGACCCAAATAAGTGGGGTCTTAGAGTTTCTACGTTGACTGATAGCCCACTTTAAAGCAGGTAAATCAACGCCGTTACCAGCGCCAACTCGTGGAAGAGCATCTGAGTTCTTGACTGTCTTGCCGTCACGAGCAACGATGTGAATATTAGGAATCCTTCCTACCCCGCTATCCATATCTGAATAAATCGCCACAAGGGCTCCAGGAGCAGATTCGAGAATGTCTAGAATATTTTGATGAGATAACTGCATTGAACCACTTCCGTCCACAAGCACAACTCCACCTTTGGCACGTTTAACCGTGTCAAAGATACGTCGTTGAGGGTCCGTGTAAAGTCTGTGGACACGTCGTGGGTTACGACCTAAATTGCTTGATATGCGTTTACGCCCTAAATTGCCAACAACAGTTCTAGTTAAAGCAACTTTTCCCCAAACTAATTTAGACCAGTCTTCGCCTTTGCCACAAGAATCTAATGGACTCAAATCGTGCACTATTTTTTTAGATTTTTTAGGAGTAGACGATTCTTCTTGATTCCCAATAGAGGACTTGTCAGCGCCCGTATCTGCTTGTGTACCGTCGCCGCTTTCTGTGTCCTTACTTCCAGTACTAGTTTCTTCTTGTGGTTCGTTGTGCATCAATCGGTCTAGGTATTCACCCATACGCTCGGTCCATTCAAACCCACGAGGGGACAAGCCTGATGCATTATCTATTGATGTTGAATAAACAGAAGCATCTCTAGCACGCATGTCTTTTTTAATTTCTTTTAAAAATCGTTTTTGAATTTTAAATAGAGCGTCTGCCCAAAGTTTATTATGGCGACGAACCCCAACTAAGAAACGTTTCCCACCCGCTGTACCTGCGGTACCAACCGCAAAGATAACAGCACTATCCCATTCGTTATGGATAGCAACATATTCCCCGTCAGCATCTTCTTTGCCGTCAAGAAATTCATTAAGGTCGAAACCTGATAACTCTAAACCATAATTAACTCGGAATTCTTCTACCGCAACCATTGCTCGGTGCGATGAGATACCACGTTGAATCCATTTATCAATGTCATCAGCAGGAGAAATTTTGGTGTGCATTAATTCGTGCGCACGAATGATACGCTCAAGTTTACTGTTACCAGTAGGTGTGACTATACGTCTTTCAATGTTATTGGCGTGAGGAACTCCTCGTTGAGGTGCACACTCATGAACGGTCCAACGTCCTACAGGACGGTCTTTCCGTGTAATAAAATGTGGTTCAGGTAATTTTTTATCTCGTTGCTTAGCCTTGGTCACGATAAATTCTTACCAATCTCGTTAATTTTCATTGCATCAATAATTCCCTCTGCACGTGCACCGAATATATATTTGGATGCCGTAGCGTCGCCAAGAACTTTGCGCAATTTATCAAATTCTAAAAATGTGCGTAGAGAAATACGTTGCTCACCAGCATCAGCGAGGTTAATTGCTATTTTCCGTAAGTCGTGTGACAAACGAGCAAGAGCATCGGGATGTGGCTCGTTGATTCTAATCGCTATTGGGAAACGGTCTTTAAGTGCCTCGGGCAACTCATTAACATCCTCAATATTAGTTGTCATCACTGCACTGAAACCCTGCTTAGGTGTATGGGTTTTGCCAGTATCGGGGTTTTGCCAACTTGCTGACTCTTCAGAATCCAGCATTGCCAAGAGTGTTGCGAACACGTCGCCACCAGCCTTGTCAATCTCGTCAACTACTAGCCGAGCCCCTTTTGTGCCGTCACCTTCCCACGCCTTTAGCGCAGAACCAGCGACCCACATAAAGTTGCCGTTGTTAGAGGGCATAAATGCACCCGTTACGTCAAGGTTAGTCATGTCTTCAGTGCAGACCAATCGATGAGCGCCTCGTGAGACGTCGCCGTGCTTAATGCCCGCATATGTTTTACCAGTTCCAGGAGGTCCGTATAGGATAACTCTAGTTACTCCTGAATTTAAACAATCCTCAAGGATTTGCCAGCATTCAGGTAGGTCTTTATTTTTTTGATTTATGGTTGTTGTTGTCATAAGTAATACGTTACCCGTAATAAGCGGTAATTACAACTTCTCGTTTTCACGGTCGTCTTTAGGGTTACGTGCTTCCCACACACCACGCTTAAGACTGCGGAAGAATCCATTAGTTTTCAACCAAGCAAGAAGCGGTGGACGTGAGAGTCCCGAAATTTCCATAAGTTCATCAGTTGTGTATTCTTTGAATACGTTTTCAAGAGCGAGTTTCTCCAACTTGCCATATTTGTCCGAACGTCTCTCTACTGGCTTTGATGCCTCTTCCACAATCTTAGTATCTTCATACCGTAAGACTTCGGTGGCAACGTAATTTTGTACAGTTTCTTTGACCATATAGGTCTTTAGTAACTTTATTGGGTTGCTTTGAGTATCTTGCCACGCAAGTAATAGCACATATAAGGCTCTATCTACTTCGCAGATAAAATCAACGACAGTATGAGGCACGTTATGGGAGTCGCAATTATGTTCCGTCTTAGCGTGAGCCCATAACTCGGCGATTACTTCGTTTCGTTTAGATTCAGTTAAAGTAATCATTAGAACGACAGTATCTCCATGTTTTCCCACCCACCTGTTTCGGCGTAGGTCTTAGTGTCAGGTTCGGTTTCTTCAACATCCCACACAACATCTAAGTCGCTGGTGCTTACTTCACATATAGACGCATTAAGTTCGTCTCGGTTGAGCCTACCGTACACCTCTTCGGCATCTTCTTTAGAAGTGGCTTCAACAAGGAAACTGTACTCAATGCTTCTTGATGCTTTTACGATATATTTTGTCATAAGTTCACCTTACCCGTAATAAGGGGCAATTACACCCCAATCTTTTTTACAGGGAAGTCGCTTAATGTTATTTCTACTTCCCTAGCGTCGTCCTTGACACAAGCGTCGTCATCCTCTTCGGCGTAGTCTTTTACGAATTCCGCATTTTCGTTAATCCATATGTACTGGTCGTTGTATGTCCAATCACGGAAACCCTTAGGTAGTTCGTAATTTTCCATTCTGTAATACTTGGTACGTGTGTATTGGATGAGACGATGCTCGTCCACCACAACTGTAAATGTTGCTGTTGCTGGTTGTTTTGTCATAAGTAGTACGCTATCCGTAATAAGAGACAATGACAACCTAGCGTCAATATATTCTTTATGCTACTATTTAATGTATGCCAGCAAATATGACACCTCATGAATTCGGGGCTACAGTAGCCAAACAATATATTTCCGAACCAGCAGTTAGGGGTATCCCAACGGATACTGTTGAACCTGAAATCAAACCAGAAATTGTTCGTGAAGAAAAAGTTGTTCGTTTAACAATTACCCCAGAAGCAATCGCGGAAGCGGCAGCCCCGGCTCCGGTAATAGTTGTAGAGGACATAGTCCCCTACAAACTTTAATTACTCTTTGCTGAGTGACAGGTTCTGACTTTTCAAAAACTGCTTCACCATTTCTAATGTCATTTTTGGTTCTACTACATCAGAATTATGTGTAGATACTTTCGGAGATAGTGCAGGGTCGTTAACAATTTGAATATTTTTGCGTTCTACCCAGACCTCACCAGTCCCACTTGTTGGGATTACCAATAAATCAAGGTGCCCGAATCGTCTACGTGCGTTAATGATTTTCACATTAACTTCCAGTTTGTTAGTAATGATTTTTGCATCAAGCCCTATGTATGCGTTGAGGTCAATGGTCCCTTTTACTGTGCGAGCGTATTTGAGTGCGCTTACTGAACCCTCTATGTCTGCTGTGTTTACTAATTTCATATCGCCTTTCATTGCGTGTGTGTTATTCATGTCTTCCACCACCGTACGGACTTGCGTGCGCACAAACAACGTGTTGGTTGTCACTAATAACAAATTTAGAATCGGGGCTCAATGTGCTGCTGTGTGCACCATGTTGTAATTGGTTCTTATTACGGATAGCATTAAATATAGGTGGGGTTCGCAATGATACCCGAGTAAGAGTGCCGTAGTCGGTACCACCCCACCCACTAAAGACAATACTAACCAAAGGTTGTCTTTGTCCCTTATTACGGATAACGTAGAACTTATGACAAACACAACACAGAAGTTGAAAACTATTCACCTATCCCTCACAGTCCCTGAAGAGATTGATGCTGAGGAAATTATGGAGACAATGTATATGGACTTTTTCTACAATAATCGTGGGGCATTACCAGAACGGTATCCAGAAATTGACGACCTAATGTCAAAAATTGAATTAAGAATTATTGAAAAGGGAGATATCTAATGGGTCTTGACCAATACCTGTACGCAAAGAAGTTTACATCCAATAGCCCGTACTTTAATAAGTCAGGGATGTTTGAGCAACTCAGGGACACGCTAGGTACCGATGTCGCTTTCCTTACTAAACAAACTCCGAGCATCTCTGTTGAGATAAAAGTGGGCTATTGGCGCAAGTCAAATCAAATCCACCAATACTTCGTGGACAACTGTCAAGGCGGTGAGGACGATTGTCGTGAGTCCTACGTTGATAGAGAGAAACTTGTAGAACTGCTAGACCTGTGTAAGCAAGTTCTTGCTGACCACTCAAAGGCTGATGAATTGTTGCCTAGTCAATCAGGCTTTTTCTTTGGCAATACCGAATACAACGAGTGGTATTACTCTGACCTGACCGACACAGTAGAAATACTGGACAACGCTCTTAAAATGGATGATGACTGGTCGTTTTATTACCAGTCGTCTTGGTGATGCCATGATTAAAGAAACACAACTTAAATACACGGTAAATACACTCGTAGACCTCTCAAAGCAACTATGGGGCGACAACTCCACAGAGTTTCTAGCAGGCGCACTACAAAGCGTTATATCCCATAAACAGATGGTGGTCTTGATAGACAGCCTAGAAGAACAACTTGCGGTAATGCCATGAACGCAAAACAAACAAAAATACTTGCCGAAAAACAAAGAAAAATACTTGCCGACATTCAGTTTGAGGCGCATATCGGGAAGCAAGCAGACGCCGATAGTAAAGAACGTAGAAAAATCTTGCGCTATATAGAAAAGTTGGCTACGTCGGGGCTGTCGTAATGACACGACAACAAGTTTGTAACAAGTGCGACCTCGTAATGGTTGATGAGTGGAATCTTGCGCCTATCGGTGCCAATGAAGACAACACTCAACGCATCTACGAGGACGACGTCTATCTCTGTGATGACTGTTACGACCATTGGTGTACGAAGTGGGACATTCAACCACTTAAAGGGGAGTAGAATAGAGTATGGACAACAACCAAAAAATTGCTGAACTTATAGATAAAGTGCTAACAGAAATATCAGGGCGGGACTTAGTTTCTACCGGAGAAATGACCGACCTGCTTTTAGACATACGCTTATTCTTAATAATGGACGAAGAGTCTTCCACCACCGTATAGTGTTGAGTACGCGCGCGCGAGCGGATGTTGCGTGGGGTAAATAGTTTTTAAAGCCCCGTCGCGCGCATTCACGTGCATGAACTCGATGTTGTTGTTACTCCCTATTACGGGTAACGTGGTATTTATGACCACACAAAACAGAGTTTACCAACAGATAACTAATAACTGCACCTGTACCGACGAGGCTGGTGAGTACACAAACGAATGTTTCGGTTGCTGGGACGACACGTTGTTTAACTTTAACGAAGACGTTTCACGATTGTTTGACCTATCGCCTAACTGCGAGTTCGCCATAGATGGCTTACCGCTATGGGATAGAAACTTATCGGGCGTAGTTCAAGCAATGACTAGCAAGGACCTACTAAAAGCAATTACGGTCAGTGGCGATTGGACCTTACGCTACGCAGTTGACGGAGATAAACTCTACTGCACTCTGTCGCATCACGACGTGGCTTGTGGTAGGTCGTTTACCGTAACTCCAGTAGATATGGTCGAGCCTGAGTGTTTGTAGGTTGTCATTGTCCTTTATTACGGGTAACGTGGTATTTATGACAAACAAAAAACATATAGGGGCATTTACTTCAATGTCTTGGAATGACGAACCTGAAACCAATGTAGGTCGCTACTTCAGTTTTGGTGAACAAATAACCGACAAAGACGGAGACGTAGTCTCTGATAGTTACAATGTGTTAGATGATGACATATTTTTCTATTGTAGCGAAGCCGAATTTTTTGACATTGCCGAAAATGGTTCACCCGATTTTACGATTAAGGAATACCAATTAGTAGAGAGTTTTGTAAAACATATGACTCAGGATAGAACCCAATGAGCCTTTACGACAAACTTCCCGCTGAGATAAAAGATTTTGTAACAAAACCAGCATCAGAAGCGGGGCTAGAAGATTACACATTTAAATTAATAAGCCAAACCGAACACAGCAGAGGTATTTGCTGGGTTGGCGTTATTAAATATAAAGGCAAGTCAATTGTTAGAGTTGAGAATCAAGGGGATGGTGGCGCTAACCGCTATGAATACACAAACGACACCAATCGTAAAAAAATTGAACGGCTTGCTAAACAGGCTTACCCTGAAAGTTGTGAAGCAATTGACAGTTTGGTTGGTTTTATAGACGTTGTTACTGAGGCTTATTACGGATAGCGTAAAACGTATGACAAAACTAAACAAACACCACACCTATCTAATTGCGTACGACACAGAGAACGAGTGTTGGTTTCACGATGTTGATAGCGAAAGCGCATTTTTAGACCAAGGCACAATTTACAACAAAGATACTGGTCAATGGGAACACGCCTACAAAGGCGAGGGCGAATATGACTCAATGGAAGGCTTGCTTAACGACGTAGTTATTAAAATGATGACGTTAGGCGATTGGTTAGTAAAACCGTAATGGCTTTCCACCACCGTAGTACCTTGCCGAACACACAGGGGCTCCGCCAATGCTAAAACAGGTTTGTAGAAACGAATACTACCGAGCACGAAGGCGAGAACTGAAAGGGCTAGATAAATCTGTACGTATTTGCGCCGAGCCAAACTGCGGGACTATTCTTAGCCGTTTTAACTACAACAAATGTTGCCACGCTCACAACTTTGCGTATATCCGAAAAAACAAAATACACTTAAGGGTTGAGGAACTAGAAGCCCATTAAGTTGTGGTTAAGCCTTATTACGGGTAGCGTACTGCCTATGGAACAACAAAACAGAGAGGCTAACTCATAATGGGTATGGATGTCTATGGCGTAAGTGCCACAACAGAAAAAGGCGAATACTTCCGTAACAATGTTTGGTGGTGGCGACCCTTATGGGATTACTGCTACGAGAACTACGAGATTGCTCGTAAGGTAGAAAACGGTCATACAAACGACGGCGACGGTCTTGATGAGACCGACAGCAAAATACTTGGGCAATTATTGCTTAACGATATTGCTGACGGTACTGTAATGAAGTACGAGAACTCGTATAACACAAAACTCGCTGAACTAGACCGTGAACATTGTCCATACTGTGATGGCACAGGTATCCGCAAAGATGAAGTCGGCAAGGATATGGGCTACGCTACGGCAGAACTATCTCCCGAAGTAGCAATCCTGACGGGGCGTACACACGGCAGTTGTAATGCGTGTAGTGGCGTTGGCACAAAAGAGAACTTCGCTTTGAGTTACCCCTTTACCACAGAAAATGTCCAAGAGTTCGCTGAGTTTCTTATGGAGTGTGGTGGGTTTCAGATATGTTGAGGTTGTCATTACTCCTTATTACGGATAGAGTGATAACTATGAACAAAACAACAACCACAACAAAAGGAAAACACAATGTCTAAATCATTGTCAGTAAAAGTCAAAACCTCTACACTTATCAAGGCGTTAGAGGAAGCGTTAAACCAGCGTGAAAAGCGTTGGGCTAACCAAGAAAAAGAAAAGGCTCGCTATGAGAAAGAACTAGGGGTATACAATGCGTCTATTCTTAAACTCGTTAAGGCAGGCAAAGGCACAATCCACGACATATCAGAAAACAAGTGGGCAACCCGAAACGACAAGAACTCAACAACTATTAGTTTCTCGGCAGAGATAAAACTACCTAAATCAGTTCTGCCAGTAGAGCCTAAAGAAAATGAGGAAATGAGAGAACACACCTACAAGATGGAAACTGATGTCATCTCGCAAGGTATTCGTATCCTGAAAATGACAGACCAAGAGTATGTCAATGCCAGCACTTACAAGTCGGTGGCTGAGTACCTCTAGTAAAATCTAGGTTGGTTGGGTAACTCCCAACCAACCGAAAGGTTGCTATCCACCACCGTAAGAGGTAGCGTGAGTAAAGTTTAGTGAGAGCCCCGGTAATTTTGTTTGGTTTGCGAAACGGGGCTTTCACTATTAAGTATTTACTGAAGTTGCTATTACCTCTTATTACGGATAGAGTGAAACTTATGACAAACACAAACACAACTACTGAACCGAGATATCCAAATATCACGGTACAACTATCAGGTAATGACAGTAATGCGTTCGCCGTAATGGCTACGGTACGCAAGGCTCTACGCCGAGCAGGAGTTTCGGCTGAGGAAGTATCCGAATATGTTAAACAATCCACTTCGGGCGACTATGACAATCTCTTGAGGGTCGCTATGAGTTGGGTAAATTGTGATTAAGAAAGAACCTGCTCTTTTTGGTTTCGGTTGGCGAGCAGAGTGCCACACTTGCGACAATCGTGGCGAATATGTTTATCACACAGTTAGCCAACTCGTTGAGGATATGAGCAGGCGAAGTGGTGCGTCTATGGGCGTGTGGGCATTTGAGGACAGAGGACAAAAACTCAAACCAATCCCATATTGCCACAGTTGTAAAAAGAAGTTTTTAGCGGAGTTGGACTTACCTCTTATTACGGGTAGCGTGTAACTTATGACAAACACACAAACAATTGCCGAACAATACCTTGAGGCACGAAAGGCTTACAAGGAAGCAGAAGCAAAACTCGCTGAGATGAAAACTCTCGTTGAGCAAGCGTTCGCAAGCAACGACATAAAGCGCATTGAGACAACTGGGGGAGTAGTCAGTATGATTACGGTCAATAACCGTACCTTTGATGTACTCACTCTCAAAAATCTCGTCTCTCAAGAAGTCTTTGAGAAAATCACCGAAGTTAAAGTGGATACAAAAGCGTTCACACAAGCAGAGACAAGTGGCGACATCTCAAATGATGTCGTGTCTCAGGTGGTCAAACTCAAGCCTCACAACCGAATAGAAGTTGGGGAGTTGGTTAGTTAGTAAATGGGGCAACTCCCAAACCTATTCACCTGCGACAAATGCGGGCTTAGTATTGACCCAAAATCGTCAATGACTTTACGGTTCGTGTCAGGTTGGCTGAGGGCGCAGTCCCGCAATTTAGTTCTAGTAGAAACAGAACACTACCAATATCGCCACGACTTCTGCGTCGGGGCTGATGAGAAGCGTGAGCAAGACCCGTTATTCTAGTTGTGATTACCTCTTATTACGGGTAGCATTGAAACTATGACAACTTCAATGACAATTCATAATGTTACGAAAATTGAGAAAAAACTAGAAAACTACCATAGTGGTAAGAACTATAACTTCACTACTCTCACAGTAACTGCCACACAAGAAAACGGCGAAAAGTTTGAGATAACCCTATTTCTTTCTAGGGATATAGAACTACAACTCCCACAAGGGGCAGAGCCACAGACAGAGCAGTTGCTTAAAACTCTTATTGCGGGTAGCGTGTAACATATGGGTTACACACATTACATATCCCGACCAGTCAAGAACGCAGGCTCTGCCTATTTCTATGGCAAGTTAGCGTTAGACGCTAAGAAACTATGCGACTACGCCAATGCCAACGGTATTCGTATTCGTAATGGCGAGGGCTTGGGCGAACCCGAGTTCACAGAGTTTAGTTTCTCCATTAACGGAGACGCTGAGGCGTTTAGTGATGAGGGGCGAGACTTAGCGCACGAAACTTTTTATTGGGCAGGTATCCCCGAGCAGTCCGAGTGGCGCAAAACTGAACCCGACTTCTTTAATTTCTGTAAGACTGCCTATAAGCCCTATGACGCAGTAATCACGGCGATACTCATTAGGGCTAAAGTTATCTACGGCTCTTGTGTCCGCATCTCATCTGACGGCGATTGGGATGGCAACCCTAATTTTCCTGACGGATACGGTTCGTGGGAAAATGGTCGTGAACTCTATGAGACTGTATTTGGCGAGCGTGCTGAGTGTCCGTTTGAGAAAGCAACGATATGAGTAGTCGCCTTAGAGGCTCGCTTGGCTTCGTCTTTTTAATCGGGGCCATTATTTGTATGGGTGGGTTTGAGGGAGACGCATCTACACCAATTCCATCTCCTTTAGGATTTTTAATTTTATTCGGGATTAGTGCGTATCTAATTTTGACATCTATCCCCCACGACAACTAATAGTTGTGATTACTTCTTATTACGGGTAGAGTGTTACTTATGACAAAAACAAACAAATACGCTAAGCACTTACAACTCAAAAGATTAGTGGAAACACTTGGTGACAAGTATTTACCAACTAACGCAAATGACATAAGTACCGAAAACAGCCACGCTTGGATAGCGCCAGTAATCAACGGCGATATCAACACGGCTGATATTCAGTCAGGTCGTGATGTGTATGACCTACTTGAGACTGACGAAGTCCAAGATATGGCTTCACACACAGACTTACTCGCTCTATTCACTTGTGGTTGGGCTTCACCTACCCAAAGTAATGGTGATGATGATGACTTGCCACCTAGCCAGCACCCTGAGCGCAAACGAGTTGCGTTGTTAGTATTCGCTAACAGAAAACAACAACTTGTTACTGCTATGCGTATGGGTTCAGATGAACTAATGGTAAATGACGAAGGTCGTGGTGCGCTTGGTGATGCCTTACTCTCACTAATGGGGTAAGGCTTTCCGCCACCGTAAGACCTTGCTGTAAAAAGTCTAAGGGGCGGGGCCCCCTAGACTGACTTAAATTAAAACGCACAGCGAGTCCCGTTAATAGTTATCCACAGGGTTGCCGTTAGTTCTTATTACGGGTAGAGTGATAACTATGACTAATTCACAACCAATTGCGGTCGCTGACCGTTATTTAGACGAGTGTGGAGATATGGTTACACTCAATCACGATGGTACAGATGAGATAACTCTCTACCAATGCTCTAGTTGCCAACAATGGTACTACGCAGGCGACACTTATGTAACGGGTCGTGGTACTGAGTACTGCTATAACGAGCCTTGCCGTATGTTACAAGAGCCTGAGTAGGCATTGCCCCTTATTACGGGTAGAATAAAACTTATGACTAAACAGACACTAGCATCGCCACTTGGCGCAACCTACTCAATCACCTTTGACAAGGCTGACAACTGGGGCTCAATTGAGTGCGTGTATCAGGTATCGGTATGGCACGACACTAAGACTAATGAGATAGCGATAGTAATTGTGCGTAGCAAAAGCGATAATGACGGCAGATACTCTAAGCACTTTAGAGACTGCGAGACACAACACTCTGACGCTGAACGCTGGGTAAATGATATTATTAAATATCCTAATCCAATCGCAGGGGTATTCACAATGGAAGCGTGGAAAGAGTGAAAAACAAATGGTCGCTAGCAGATAGACGGGCGTTCGGAGACGGGGCTCGCAATCGTGCTAAAACAATTCCCGATAAGCGTAAGGAAGTATCTAAGACTGCGTGTAAAATAAAAAACAAATGGTAATTCCAACAAGAGAAATAATCAGCGAAGCCTTTATGGAAATGGATGAAGCCGATGCGCTGTTAATGGATGGCTTTGATGAAGCCTTTATCGGTCATTCGCAACGCATTAACGAGCCCCGCCTTGCTGTCTATTCGTGGGAGTTAATGATGAAAGTCTGTATAGAGAGAGACGGTATGACTTATGAGGAAGCAGATGAATATATCAGTTACAACTGTATCGGGGCTTGGGTCGGAGAGCGAACACCAATTATCGTGATGCCGATTATACAATAAGCACAGGTTGTCGTTATGCCTTATTACGGGTAGGATAATAACTATGAGCGAAACAACAACAGAGAAGCAAGAACTTGAGAGAGGCTCAGCGTCTATCAAGGTAGAGTTAAGCAACGGCACAATTACCGTTTGGCACGGCGACGAACCAACCGCAATCCTATTCCAATCACCAGTTGTGAGCGGGACTTGGGATGCTATGTGGGATGTTATCCGTATGGGTGTGGCGGAAGTTTAGTCCTTTCCACCACCGTAGTGCCTTGCTGTAATATCCACGCAGGCCCCGGCGTGCGCCTGCGCTCGCGCGCGCGTATAGGGGAGTTATCCACAGGTTATCCACAAGGTTGCCGTTACCCCTTATTACGGGTAGAGTGAAACATATGAGAAACTTTATCAAAACACGAAAGAGCAAAGCCATAGCGTCAATGCGCTATGGGCGCAAAGACAAGACCCTTACGGTGGAATATCGTAATGGTGGGCGTTATATCTACGCCAAAGTCCAACCTAACACTTGGCGTAGCGTCAAGAAGTCCGAGACCTATGGTGGCGCAATCAACACGCTAATCAAGCCTAATCACGATTATCTCAGGATTAACTAATGGGTAAACTGACTGCGGAATCTATTGGAGAAGTGGATATCCCGTTAAGTGTCAAACTTAAATGGCACTTACAGGGCAATCACTATCCACCAGTCCACGAAGTATTCGTGCCGTTGTGTGAGCAGGTTATCGCTTGCGCCAACGCAGGCGAGTGGGATACCGTGCTAGATATGCCTAATGGGTTGTCTCGCACGGTTGCCTTTATCGTTGAGAACCTACACCTTGAGCCGTTCTGCGACGACACCGACGGGGCTTACTGATGAGAAACACTCAGACTTACCTAATGGAAGCACCTATGCCAACCACGAACTACGAAAGGTTCGTTATGGGGCTTGTGTTGGCTACTACCGCACACAGCACGAAAGAGTTTAATTTAGCGGAGAAACTAATTTACCAACTATCTGAACTGATAGAGCGTGATGAAGTTGAGAAAGCCATTGAGTTCGTGGCGGGGCTAGACGGATTGTCGGAAACAGACTTGGCTGAGCAGGTGGAGTTACCGTTTATTACGGGTAACATATAACCTATGGCAGAAGATGTATCACTATCAGAAGTCCTTGCCGAGAACTATCTCAGCATAGGCGCAACAGGGTTAGGCGCAATAGCGTCTATGTGGGATGACTTACTTAATGACCGCTTTGATGCTGAGTGGCTCGGAGAGATGGGGATTACCTATACAGAATTAGTCGCCGAGTTGTTGTCAATTACAACAGATATCGTCTGTAACGCAAAATTACACACGGTGATAGGCTTATGAAATGGAACGAGCCGAAGATATCCAAAACCTACTTTACTTACTTGACGAATTAGAAACCAAAGTTGCCGAACTCTCTATGCGGATAAAAGCAGTAGAGAAAATGCGGGTACAGGTACTTGCTGATAACCACACATCGGAGTCCCGAAAAAATATACAAAACTTAAATTACCCTAAGTCAATTAGTGAATCGTTTGGGACTATCGGGAATAAAATAACACCACATAAGGCTGAGTAAATGACGGTGGCAACAGGTGTTGCTTGTACGGCTTGTGGGGGCGGAACTGTGAGCCCCGAAGACGGAATCATTGATAATGGTTGGGCGTTACCATATGAACTTTTCGGTTATTATGGTGGCTTTACTGACGACATACAACTACTAATGGATTCTCGTCAGTCTCGCCGTTGGTTTTTGTGCCACGATTGTATAGTCAAACTTTTTAATCTTTTCCCAAGACTAGCGGAGACAATAAATGCGGGGCAACATTCCTGCTCTGATGTGACGCCTTGTTGTAAGTTTGCTTGGCGATTAACAGAAATGGGTATCGTTCAATATCCCGTGTTGGGTCAATGGGAAGACAAGCCTCACACTAATTAAAGTTTTATTTAGGACAGCAACTTCCGCTCTGTGGCATTTGTAAAACAAAGCGTGGGACTTGAATTTCTTTCTCAATAACAAGAATCTCGTCGGGGCTCTTGGCCGGTTCTTCAGGTTTGTCGCTCACATAAATATTTTACATTAATGTTCCTTTCCGCCACCGTAAGACCTTGCTGTAATATTTACGCAGCCCCGCGCGCACACGCACGCACACACGCGCACGAGAGAGTTATCCACAGAGTTATCCACAGGTTGTCATTGACCCTTATTACGGATAGAGTGGAACTATCGGCAAACCAAACACAAAGTCCCCCAGCCGATTGGGGGCGAAAGCAAATTATGAAAATACTTGAAAACACCAAAATTACCTATACGGATAATAGTGGCGACACTATTACTGGCAGGGTCGTGGGACATGATGACCACCTACGAGTGATAGTCCAAAAGATTGGGGCAGGCAAGTTTGACTCGCTCGCAATCGTGTCTGACGAAGTGATACTCACGGTCGGGGGACTATGAGTGTTCTTATTACGGGTAGACTGTAGTTATGAAGAAAAATAATGGAGAATTTTTACAGTTCGTAGACGCAGTTGTGGGCACGGCACAAACCGCAAAACGCACTCTATGTGAGTACGCAGGGGGCCCCGCAGATGGTTGTCCTTTGATTATTTGGGAGATGAAAGAAGGATTACGGCTAATCCCACTTCCAAACCACACCAAAGACGACGATGTTTCGTTATCTGATGTAATGGGGTTTCTTCTACACGAATTGTGGGCTGAACTAGGGACACCCGTTCACGGGGCTCTAGTCACAGAAGCATTTCTAAAGAAAGCCAATAGTTCTGACGAAGACTTGAGTAATCTGAAAAAAGGTGATGTGTATAAAGAGTTTAGTATAAATCCAAAAAATATCCAAGAGTGTGTTACCGTCTTGGCATTTAGTACTTCGGGGCTGATGCGTCACGCCGTAGTTACTTATAAATATAACGATAACGGCTTACCTGAGTTTGAAGAAACACAATACGGAGAGAAAAAAGATATCGGTGGACAAATAGCAGTTGCCGTTTGTGAGTTTATTGAGTTCATAAATGCCAAATAGACACCTTAGATTACTTCCTCCACTTCCTGTGTGGCAACGGTGGCCCCGGGGTTACGAGCCGTCTGTGGCGGAGTTGGAAAGTTTGACCGAAGACGAATATGATGCGTGGGCAAAACAAGAGTTTGGGTCTGTTGTGGACACAAGTAGACACCCGTCTAATGATTAAGTTTGTATTAGGCTTTATTACGGGTAGGATAACTTCTATGCCAAACAAAACTAAATCAGTTGAGAAAGATATTGAAAATTGGGAACAAATTGCTTACACGCAACTCTGCGAAGTAGGTCGCATTTACAATATTGACTGCGACTTATATGACCACCCTGAATATACCTTAATCAACGAAACCGCACAAGAACTTGCTTGGGCTGAGGCTCAAGACTTGGATACCTTAGATGCTTGATGGAATGACCGTTTTCGTTATATTTATTTTTGTATTCGGAATTACCTTATGGACTTCCTTAATTTGGTGGGCGATAAGGAATATAAAAAATTACCGTAAAACCAAGAAATTCACGCCACAACTCTTTATCTCGGTTGTGCTTTTAGCGTGGTTTTCGTTCGTGAATATAAACTCGGTACTCGGCTGGGTTATTTAGTGAGACCACAAATCGTATTCTTTAGCGGAAACACAAAAGAGAATACCGCAAAAGTAAATCGCTACGAACTTTGGTGCGGGGCTCGCGGACTTGACGCAGGTGACGATGAAAACTGGATTAGTTTTTGTGAAGGCGAACAGGAATAGTCCGTACTCCGATAGAATAACTTTATGCTGGTACAACTAGAGCCCTTTGAATACGAGTGGGCATCGCACGTCGGGACTAGAAGGTACATAGAAAACTGGGGCAAAAAAGATGCTTCGTATTACAAAAAAGAACTGATGGAAGACGACCGCACGGCGTGTGTCGCTGCGGCGGTCTGCGAATTAGCAGTCGCTAAATACACGAATAGATATTGGGCAGGGCACGTCTGGAACGCTAGCCAACACAATCAATACAAAGACAAGATAGCGGATGTCGGGGCTAATATAGAAGTGCGCCGTGTTCGTACGGGGGAAAGTGCTGCCGTACGGCAACGACAAGTCGGTAAAAAGTTAGTTTTATTCGTAGCAAAAGTTACAATGCCTGAACTGAGAGAAGTTGATATTTGGGGTTACATTGACTACGATAAGGCTTGGGAACTCGGGACTGTCGCGTCGTATTCTCCTGCTGACACTCGGCTAATTCACCGAAGTTATCTGACGCTATAATTTCGTAATACGTTTCTAACGAAGACACACCGGCTCGATGTAGCCCCGGATTTAGTTTGTACTGGTGCGTTTACACACCTTATTACGGGTAGGATGATATATGTGAGCAAACCAAGTACGAAACCTAAATTAGGAAAAAAGAAAATGTATAACAATATTGATGAAATAATTTCTGAAGCGAAGGCGTCGGGTTCACACTTCTTTGATGAATCAGCGATGCGATTCTTCAGTAGCCGAATCCTGCCAACAATTTACGGTGGCTGTTATTTCATTACTAGTGAGCGTGATTCATATCGGGATACCAACCCACGCTTCTACACAATCAGAAAATATAATGGTGGTCTCAAAATTGATGATATCGGTGGTCATTGTGCGTATAAAACACGGAAGCAAGCGGTATCGGTAGTTACTAAATTACTCAAGCAGAAAAAATAATTAGTCCCGCTATCTGTTATCTACAAATTCCTTTCCACCACCGTAGTACCTTGCTGTAATTTTAGAGTCTCCCATCGGGGCTTGCTCGGGCGTTTTTTAGCGGGCGCACGCACGAAGAGTTATCCACAGGTTATCCACAAAGTTGTCGTTATGGCTTATTACGGGTAGTGTTATCAGTATCAGCAAACCAAACACAAAGTCCTCCCCGCTGATGGGAGGCAAGGTAAATTATGCCATGCGATAGCCATAAGAATTCCGAGACTCACTACGAGTGGGGCAATATGGATTGCCAACAATGTGTAGCGCAAGCCTGCGACAATGGCGAAGTGGACTTCGTCCCCTTTGGTGGCGAGTGAAGTTAGGTCAAACTATCGGGGAGACGAACTCCCCGATAGCCCATAATTTAAACGATTGGCGTTGGCTACCCATACCAGACCACGACTCAGACCACGACATAGACGGCTATCAGATACCCGAAGGGGCAGGCGACGAAGCGGGGCTAGAATAAGCACCGTGTCTCGCTTATTCTTAGATAATAACCACCTCGTATTAGACTTCCCATACGACACAAACCAAGTATCCGAAGTTAAACGAATTAACGGTTGTAAATGGGACAAAGCCACCCGCGTATGGCGAGCCCCGATTGAAAGTATTATTGATGTCAGAGAGTTTGCTGATAAATATTCATTCATTATAGATAATGAGGTTATTTTATTCACTCTACCCAAACGAAGTGGCGCCCCTCATACAGGCGTGTTTATTAAAGACAACACAATCTACATATCGTTCACTTACGACCCAGTCATGGTGCGCTCAGTCAAACAAATACCTTCAGTAACTTGGGATAGCAAGACCCGTGCGTGGCGAGCCCCGTTAACGGCAATTAATGAAGCAATTAAGTGGGGAGAGACATTTGGTATGCCAGTTTCGAGCGACATTGTTGTTCAGGCAGGACATATCAACACAAAATTGTCCGAATTGAAAGACGCATCTCGAGCAACATCAGCCGAGTCGTTACATATCGGTGACACGGGGCTAGATAGTTCACTACTCCCATATCAAAAAGCGGGTGTTTTGTATGCGTCTAAAGCAAAACGAACTTTTATTGCTGATGAAATGGGATTAGGAAAAACAATTCAAGCAATTGCGACTCTTGAACACTTAAAAGACATTAGTTATCCAGCAGTTGTGGTGTGTCCACCCAATCTAGTTATGAATTGGAAAGCCGAATACAAAAAATGGTTACCCAGTCGCAAGGTGGAAGTTATTAAAAGCGGAAAGGGAGAGAAAAATCCATTCCCTAGCATCGGGACTTACGACATTCTGGTTATCGGTTACACGAATATAACTTTTTGGGAAAACGAACTCAAAGGGCACAAGGCGTATGTGTTAGATGAAAGTCATTATTGTAAAAGTCTGACAGCCAAGCGTTCCAAGTCAGCAAAAAAGATTGTGTCTTCGGCCCCGAGTGGCGCACCTGTCTTATTGCTCACAGGCACACCCGTAACCAACAGACCAGCCGAATATGTTTCTCAACTAGATATACTAGGAAAGATAAAGGACTTTGGTGGTGCGTGGGGGTTTTACCGCAGGTACTGTAATGCTTTCCAAGACAGATATGGGCAATGGCATCTAGAAGGTTCATCAAATCTTGAGGAGTTAAACGAAAAACTCCGAAGCGTATGTTACATCAGACGGACAAAAGAACAAGTCCTCACCGACCTACCACCCGTGTTTCATCAACGACTTATTCTTGATGGCGCAGCGGGGCCAATGGCCGAATACAGAAAAGCCGAAGCAGACATAGTTGCGTTTCTAGTAGAGAGAGCCAAACAGATTGCCATAGAACTCGGACAGTCACCTCACTCAGCAGGTGTCAGAGCACGGATGAAGGCGGAGTCAGCACAAAACTTAATAAGATTGTCTGTTTTGAGACGCATAGCAGCGCACGCAAAAATGGAATCCGTGATTGAGTGGGTTCAGTCCCGGATATCCAACGGTTCTAAAGTTGTAGTCGCAGCACACCATCGCGATGTAGTTGATACTTTGACCAATCGGTTGGGTGCTCTGAAGATTCAAGGTGGTATGTCAGCAGACGAGGTCGAGGCTGTTAAAAAGAAGTTCCAAGAAGACTCTTCCGTCGCCGTTATTGTTTTAAGTATCCAAGCCGCCAAGACAGGGCATACATTGACAGCCGCACAAGATATTATTTTTGTAGAATTACCGTGGACTCCCGCTGATATTGACCAGACCTATTCCCGCTTACATCGGATGGGGCAACGGGGCTCAGTAACTGCTACTTATGCGCTATGTGCCGACACAATTGACGAAGAAATATATTCACTTATCTCGTCAAAGCGTTCAGTTGTCAATTCGGCGGTAGATGGCGGTAGCCCCGAAAGCGAACTAGAACTTGGTGCGCAGTTAGTACTAGGGCTGTATCAAGGACAGTTGTGATTAACCGTTATTACGGGTAGAATAAACTATATGGCACAAGTAGAGGAAAAAGTAATGAAAAAAGCAACACAGGCTGAGTTTGACTCACTGGCGAGCAGGTACAACGAGGTTCGCTCGTTATGCGATTCATACCTCAGAGAAATAAAAGAACTAAAGAACACGGTAGCCGAACTAGAAAACCTCATAGATAGTCGCACACATCTAACCTAACGCCGTTTGACAGACCCTTTCCACCACCGTACTACCTTGAGGTACATATATGCGGGTTTCAGCCCCGTTATATAAAAATTTAACTTATCCAATCGGGGCCGTTAGGTCACAGTTGGTATTTGTAAAGTTGTGATTAGGCTTTATTACGGGTAGAATTAACTTTATGGACATACAACTAAACATACAACCCAACCTAGTATTGGCGATAATTGGTGCGCTACTTTTTTGGCAAACAATGAAACTGACTTACAAGCACTGGAACGCCAAGAACTTCAAGAACACCATTTTGAACGGAAAGTTATTTAAGCGGGACTCATTTTCCTCCGACTATGTTGAAGAATAATAATGAGTGAACTAGACGTAGAAGACCGTACCAAAGAAACACGACAACTAGCGAAAGTCTGGTATCGTCTCACAACATTGTTCCCGACAACACCCCTGATTGCGACTGTCAGCGGAACTGCGTCTGAAAGCGAAAAGCAGTACGGTGCGTTCGCAAACGGACAAGAAGCATACGATTGGTATGTCAAGCAACCGTGGACTACGGTTCGCATCAGATTCGTCCCATTACGTAACCCGAATATCAAACGAACATTCAACGATTTTTATAACCCAAGTCGTCACGAAGACCTAGAAAAAGAATACAACCACACAATAAAGGAACTGTAAAGTAATAAATGAATCTAAAGAAAGCAAAACAATAACTATGTCAATGGAAGAAGAACCAACAACTCTTGAGCAAATTCAAGAAGCACTAGACAAACTTGTAAAAAAAGGATTGATTGATGTGTTTATAGACGAGAGTGGTGAGTGGATATATAAACCAACGAAATCGGGGATAGATTACCGCAAGGCACGCCGTGATGGCGACAAATGAACATTTACCACAACGAACAGTACAACGCACCCAGTCATAAGTTTGAGACGCTGAAGAAATCGGCTTTAATTGCCAAAGAATTAAAAAAACTTGGGTACACGATTACCGACCCACACAAAATGCTCAACATTGCCAACGAAGCAATCGGGGCTTACACGGAGAAGAATTATCTCAGAGCAATTAGGACAGGAGATAACCGTAAACTTGCTACGTCAAACGGGCTCAAGTGGGACTTTGGTATTTATGAAATGGTCGCCAACTCAACAGCGGGTATTTTAAGCGCCATAGATGATGTCGTGTCGGGCGCAAGCGTGTCCGCCTCTTTATCTAGTGGGCTACAC